CATCAAAGCTAAAGGCAAGCTAGTAAAGTAATGCTTGTATTAAAGTCAACGCATGAAGCGTTAATGAAGTCTAAAGAAGCACAGATAGCCGCCTTAAATAGTGAGGTGGCTTTCCTTCGTTCAATGGTACAACCAAGCAGACAGAATGAGTTTCGTATTTCTACTGAAGCCTCTGCTGTTCTTGACGGACGTGATGAGGCTATCGATATATCGGAAGACGATATGACCGAGAGCGACGTACAAACTGAGGCCGCGCTTATTCTTAGCGGTCAGTATTAAGGATTACAATGTCTGGTGAAATGTCAGGAAGCAAGGGCGCATCTAGCGGAGGAATCAACTTAGACTTGTCTAATGTTGAAGACCCGACAGAAATTGCCAATGCCATTGAAGTATATTATAAGAACGATAACATGGTTAAGACTCAGCTCTCTAAGAACTGGGAACGTAACCAACTATTCGTAGACGGTAGACAGTGGCTTGTCTATTCCGGTAACCAGATGAATGGCGGATCTTGGAATAACCTACAGGTGTCCAAAGAGAACGAATACATTCCTCGCCCTGTTACCAACCTCATCTTTGATTGCTATCAAACGCTCAAAGGCTACCTACTCAAATCTAAGCCCCGTATCACGGTGCAACCAAACAGCAATACAAATAGAGATAAAGACGCCGCTAAGCTTGCCAACCTCGTGGCCGAAGCTAATAACGAGCGTCTACACGACGAAGAGAACGACGAATACGCAGCGTCTTGTCTTCTTATGTATGGCACTGTGTTTAAAAAGAGCTACTGGGACAACAGTTACGTCACCCAAGTAGAAGTGCCTAAGATGATTCAGGTGCCTCAAACTGACCCCATGACCGGACAAGTGACCGGCATTACCGAAGTGGAAGCACGGGACGAAAATGGCGATGTCATTAAACAGAAGCTGCCTCTTGGTGATGTCAATACCGATGTAGTGGAGCCTTTTCGCATTGCCCTTGACCCTCTTTGCAATGACCTACACAAAGCTCGCTGGATTATGGAATATGCCATTCAGCCCCTTGACTGGATTAAAGAGCAATATGGTAAGGAAGCTGAAGGATACACCGGACGTGTTGAAGAAGTGAAGGCCGAGAGCCAACTCAGCAACTCCATGCGCCGTTTCTTCCAACTTAAAACCTCTTCTGGCGTTAAAGGCGGCTTCATTCAAACTGATGCTGGCCTAGGCTCCGAGAGCATGATTGAGAACACTGCAGTAGTAAAGGAATACTATGAAAGACCATCTCATAAGCACCCTAATGGCCGTATGTGCGTGGTGGCTAATGGTATACCACTTTATATCGGCGAGTCCCTAAGCACTGGCAACGAGCTAGGCGAATGGCATCCCTATTCTGAGTGCCGTTGGGAAATCGTACCAGGACGTTTCTGGGGTAAGAGCGCTCTTGACGATGCTTGCGAGATTCAAAAGCAGATTAACTCTATTGACGCCATCATTACCCTTACACGTAAGACAATGGCCATCCCACAGAAGCTCATTCCTTTGGGTATTGGGGTAGAGCCGGGTAAGATGACTGGTCGTCCTGGTAATGAAACCTTCTATCGTGCTGACGGCTCAGGTTCTAAGCCTGAAGTGCTTCCAGCCTCGTCTGTTCACGAGAGCGTGTTTCAAGAACGTGAGATTAAGGTGTCCGATCTTAAGAGTGTTACCGGAGCTATCGATATTCTTAAAGGTGACCGTCCTCCTGGAGTTACCGCAGCTTCTGCATTATCCATGTTATACGAAGTTGGAACTGGTAAGCTGTTTCCTGTGTTAAACAGATGGAAACGATTTAAAGAGAGCGATCAGAAGAAGCAACTACGACTCATCGCACAGAATTATAAAGAGCCTCGAAAAGAATTCATTCAGATGCTTCATATGAAGAACAAGGAACTCAGTGAAGAAGCTATTTCCAACTTTATCGGCACTGATTTATATGACAATTGCAACGTTGTCATTGAAGCTGGTAGCAATGTTCCTAAGCTTCAGGCAGCTCAGCAAGCGCTTCTTATGGAAGTTGCACAAACAGGCGCACTCGCCCTCGATCAACCTGCCAACCGCATTGAGTTCTTGCAGCGCCTTGGAATTGTGGGTTTCGATGCCGATGTCGGACCTGATAGTAAGAGAGCAGCTTGGGAAAATGATTTAATGGACAATCTGCAATATACACCAGACTCTAAGCCTGTTGTACTTGTCACAGATAACCATGAGATACACAAGGCTACTCACGCTGACCGTACAAAGCAGCCTAGCTTTATGTCCCTTCCTTTAGAGATACAACAAGCCTATTTCATGCACATTCAAGAACATGACAATATGCACCAACAAGATATTCAAATGCAGATGATGCAGGCAGCTATGATGGGTCAACCTGCGGCTCCGGCAGCGGGTCCATCCCCGAATCAAAGCCAGGGTCCTCTGCACCCAAGCGGTAAGGGCGTAAGCAGTCATATGCAGGATGCTATATTCTCTGACGCGCTTGTACCAGGAAAACAAAAACCTACGAGGGGTTAAATGCTAAAGATTTACGTAAGCGTTCCAACAAACGGTATTGTTGCGGATAGCCAGCTTTTCTTTTGGAAGCGAGCTGAAGCGAAGTATAAAGACAGGATAGAATTTATCTGGCCTAGTCATTGTGTACGTCGCATCTTCCACGACTTCGCAAGAAACGCACATGCCGAAGAGTTTTTAAAGAGCGAAGCAGACATTTGGTTCCAGCTAGACTCCGACGTTGTTCCGCCAGATGATATTTTCGATATGGCCTTAGACAACGCTAAGTGGGATTGTGCTGGTGGTGTATATCCAGTGTTTATGACGCCCTCAGGTGCTGATAGACCTCAGGTAGTGTTTACGGTGTACAAGGGACGCGGTAAGAACGGTTTTCAAGCTGCTAACATTCCGCAAAGCGGCACCGACTATGTAGACGGCATTGGCACTGGTTGCATGTTTGTTAAAAGACATGTGCTAGAGAAGATGCAGAAGCCTTATTTTGAATTTAAGTACGAGCCTGAAAATAGGCATATGATTGAGGGCGAAGATTTAGGGTTTTGCATGAAGGTAGTGGATATGGGCTTTAAGTTCTATGTCGATTACAGCATGACCTGTAAGCACTATAAGAGTGTGTGCCTGTTAGATGTAAGTAACTATGCTCAGGAGTTTGCAGGCCGAAGCATTCAGCAGTACGAGGCTATGATAAGACCTCAGGTACAGATGCTAGAACAAGCTTTGAAGAAGAAACGAACATCGGGTCTCATTGACCCAAGAGGAAAGACTTTATGAACGACCAAGATGAAATCATGGGAATGTCTGGCTTAGATAAGATGAATATGGCAGCTAGTATTCCTGATGTACATGCAAAATTACGCCAAACGATTCCAGGCTTTGACAAACTGAGTGTGGAAGAGCAGATGCAGCATATGCATAACGCTATTAACCCTAATGCAACAATTAAAGGGCAAGACCTAACCAATCAGGTGAAAGAAGGCATTGCAGAGCCTGAAGTACCTTTCGTACGTGGGGCTATCAATTCTAATGGTGGCGCCGCTGAAGTTGTACCTCAGAAGCGTAAGATTTCTAATCAAGATTAAAATGGACGTATAGGCTCGGGTTCGTCCTCCGGGTGTTGAAGCTCTTTTGATTACAGAAAGAGTCCCTACACAAAGCAAGTAATCTCTACTGTCAGCCTCGGTAGCCCCTCGTCCTGGGTTAAGGATGTAATTGAGGATGGTAATGGAAGAAAATAACGACGTATTGTCTGATTCGTCATCAGAGCTAAGTAATGAACAAGAACAACAACCCGCTGAATCTAACGAGCAAGCGCCTGTAGAGCAGGAAGCAAGCCCTAAAGAGAGTCCAGAGGATAAAGTTCCGTTTCATTTGCACCCACGTTTCCAAGAGGTGATTTTTCAAAAGAATCAACTTGCGGAGCAGAACAAAGATATTCAAAGACAACTAGCTCAGCTGCAATCGCAGTTTAGCCAGAACAAGCCACAGGCACAAGCCCAGAAAGACGAACTAATCGAACGTCTTAAAGGTATTGACCCTGAGTTTGGTAAGCGCTTTGAAGAAATGAATGGCCTTAAGAGCGAGATTGCTGAATTTAAGCAGTGGCAACAACAAATGGCGGCTGAGAAGTCCCAGATGGAAATTTCCTCTACTAAAGAGAAGCTTTTCTCCGAAAATAACATCCCTGCAGAGCGTCGTAGTATATACGAAGCAATGATACGAGATGTAGCTCAGAAAGACCCCTCTCTGCAGATTAGTGACTTGCCTAAAGTGTTTAAAACAGTTCATGACAGTATTGGTAAATTGTTTTCTGACATCCAGCGTCAAACCACTAAAGACTATGTGCAAACGAAAAGTGCTACCGCATCTAAGCCAGCTACCCAACCAAAAGGTGTACCGGTTAAGAGTGGTGGAAACATGGAATTCTCAAAGAACCCTCAAGAGGCTAAAAGCCAACTCATTGCAGAAGTGCTAAAGCAGTCTAGAGCCAGCAAAGATATATAGGAACTAAATCATGGCTACTGATCTATCGAGTATATCCGGAGCGCTTAAAAACGTATACGGAAACTACCTTGCACGACAACAAAACCTTAAGCACCGCGCTATTGACGAGATTGCGAAATCAGCTCGTAAATATAACGCAGGTGGTAATGGATTTTTCGGTGGCATCAACGACTACGGTAACGAGTCTGTTGGAGCTATCAGCGAAACCGAAGCGTTTCGTACCATTGACAACGAACATTATCAACAATTCAAAGTAGTACCAAAAGTATTAGTTGCTCCAATCGAGTTCTCTGGCCTTTCTGCCAAAGCTACCGATCAGGACGACGAAGCTTTCGTTGCTGCTGTTGTTGACGCCCTTGATATGGCGCGTGAGCGTTTGTTAAAAGACATGAATCGTCAATTCTACGGACTTGGCAACGGCTTAATGGCTAACCCAAATGCCAATGCTGCTTCCAACGTTACCTCTTTTGCTGTAGCTTCTGCTCAGTACTTGAGAGCTAACCAAGTAATTGACATTTTCAACGGCGCTACAAAAACTGTAGACAGCTTACGCATTTCTGACGTAGACAAAGTGAACAACGTTGTTTATTTTGCTACCTCCATTGGCGCTGCATTGATTACCACTGACGCTATCGTAAAAGAGAACGTTCGTGACTCTGCTGCTTCTGACGGTAAAGAGATGATGGGCTTACGCGGTATGGTAGACGACGGAACGGACCTCACCACGTTCGAAAACTTGTCTGCTTCTTCGAACCTAATCTGGCGTGGACGTCGTATTGACGCTTCTTCTGCCAACCTAACCTCCGATCTATTACAACGTCTTCTTGACGATGTTATGGTATTGGGCGGCGAACAACCTGATACCCTCATCTTGCACCCTAAGCAAAGACGTAAGTATCTTGACATCGTAGTGCCACAAAAGCGCTACATGGAACAATCAATGGACGGCGGCTTTCAAAAGCTTGAGTTCAATGGTATTGAGCTATGGCTTGATATTGATTGCCAAGATGACACTGTTTATGCTATCTCCAAGAAGCACATCGAGAAATTCGAAGTTGCTCCTTTGGAAATGGGTAACTATGACGGTAGCGACAAGTTCCTACGTAAGACTGGGTACGATGTATTCCAAGCTTACTGGCGCATGTACACCAACCTCGGTTCTGCTAAGCGTAACGCGCACGGCAAAATCGTATCGTTGGCTAAACCAACAGGTGTTGCTTAATAGCAATTTGACTTGAGGGGAGCGGGCTTGCAGTTGCGGCCCGCCCTTTTTTAGGATCTTATGGGATACCTTTTTAAAAATGCAGATGGAAGCCCTAGCATCACCGCTACAGCCTTCACTGTTGGATTTATTATATGCTCTTTCAAACTACTTATAAGTGGTGTGGTCATCAAAGGAATAACGCTAGGAGCGTTTTCCGGTGGGGACTTTGCGGTGGCTATCGCCGCGCTCGGAGGGGTGTATGTTCTACGGAGGAACATGAACAATGGACAGAATGGAAGCTCTTCTTAATTATACTACTCTTGGGCGTCTTGTTACCGGCCACAGCAATGATTGTAATAGAAAAACGATCGAAAGACAGCTACAGGACCACGACAAGCAGCTTTATCTCAAGTGGAACGCGAAGAAACGTAACGGACTCGGAGTTTGGGAAGTGCGAAGACTACCAAACGAAAAAGAATTTGTGTTTAAGACAGAGTTCGGCAGTACGAAGATTTACGAACTAGAATACCGTGAGTTGGACCTTGTTCACCACGTATTAGATGTACCGGTACTATCCTACGAGCTATTAGGCCGTATTAAAAGAATGGATGCCTGGGCTAATAAGAATTACTTAAATGATATGGAGTATACTGCAAACGTTGAGCAGGCTAAGGTACTTAAAAATGCCAAAGACGAATTAACGTATGAAGTAAAACAAAATAAGCGAGTGTGGAGAGATTTCGCCTCATTCGTTTCACAAGGCGGTAATCCCGGCCAGGTTTTGAACAAGTTCAGACCATAAGGGACCAAGGAGAGACAAATGGAAGACGTATTCGTATTGAATAGTCTAAATAAAGAAGTATCAACGCAAGCTTTCGGTAACTGGTTTACCTTTAAGCCTGGACAAATGAAGCGTATGCGCCGAGAAATTGGTGACTTCCTCATTCGTGAGCGACGTGGATTAGGACTCATTTTCGTATCTGAAAAGCTATATGAAGATAAAGAGTACGCATCCAGCGAAGAAGGCAAAGCAGAACTTGAAGCCCGTACCCAAGAAGGCATCAATAACCGCATTGCTCAGCTTAACAGTCAGGTTGGTAACTTAAAGAGCCTGCAGCGTGACCTGGAGCAGAAGAACATGAAAGTAGATCCATTGTCAATGGCTACTGATGGTGACTTGAATGCTATGGAAGAACTTCATGCGTTTCAGGTTCGCACCAATGATGCTGATAAGAAGCGTCTTGAAAGAGTTCGTAAATTGGAACAACAACTTAAAGCTAGTAGCGGAGCCATTGCTAACTTGAGCAAGCCTCGACCAGCTAGTG